AGGCAGCTAACTTCAGCAAAAATTATAATGAGCTGCAAAAGCAAAGCAAGGATCTTGTTACTGCAGCTTTTGGCGATCCGAGCCGTGTAGACCAGAAGCTGAAGGATTACAAGGAAAAGCTTGAAAATTTCATGCAGGAAGTTGACGCTATTGAAGCTAATCAGAAGGACAGCCTTACTAGTGGGAATATTGGCCAGAGCTTGTCAGATGAGAGCATGAGCTTCCTGGGCAAAATGCTTAAAATGACACCCGAGGAGCTGGCAGCGGATTTTGAAGCTAAAAAAGAGCAGTTCGCCAACTTTGCAGCCTATATTCAGGACGCTATGGCGCAAGCCACAGCTGCTGAATCACAAAATCTGTCTGTTGGTCAGCAATGGGCCGATAAGCAGAAAGAATGGCAGACAGAGCTTGGCAACTCTATGGGCAATGCGGTCAGTGAATGGCTTATGGGCAGCAAAACGATAGGGCAGGCTATGAAGGATATGGTGAAAGAATTAATCAGCAATGCTATCAAGCTCTTATCACAATGGACGATGATGTGGGGCGTATTTATGGCGTTCGGCAGCTCTCCTAAAGCTGCAGCTGAGAGCGCAAACAAGGCCGTTTTTGGTGTATCCAAATTTGCTTCAGGCGGCTTTGTCAGCGGGCCCGGAACTGCTACTAGCGACAGCATACCTGCACTGCTTAGCAACGGCGAATACGTGCTGAACGCAGCTGCTGTGCGCAGGTTAGGTGTAGCGCGACTGAATGGCTTGAACAGTGGCAGAGGTTACGCTGATGGCGGTCTTGTTACTACTAGTTACATCGCGGCAAACCATGATGCTGAATCGGTCCAAACCAGTGAAGCTGCCGGCGTGCGCGGCAATAGCATAAATCTCAATATTTCTGCAATGGATGCTGCCAGCTTCGGCGATTTCCTTAATCGTGGCGGATTGGACGTTGTGAAACAAGCTCTTTTTGACAGCAATCGTAACTTCGCAAGTGAGGCAGGTGTGTGGTAATGCGTAAGTTCCCAGAATTAAGAAAATTTAGCTGGAACAGCACCTTTGAAGAAAAATGGAATACCACTGTACAGAAATCTGCCTCCGGCCGTGTGCGTACATTGACCAATCAGCTTTACCCGGCATGGACTATCAAAGCAAGCTATCCTGCGTTGACGGATGCGCAGGCAGATGAACTGTTAGGGTTTGTTGCTTTAATAAAAGGCTCCTTCGAGGCCTTCCTCTGGCTTGATCCGGAGCATAATACGGAAAAAGGTGCACCGTTGGCGCAGGTGAGCAGCAGCAAATATCAGTGCGTAGCGCGCATCGGCAGCTATGTAGAGCCGGTGGAATATGTAGAGAATGTAACCGTTCTGGTAAATGGCGCAATCGTGCCGGCAACCAATTACACTGTAAGCGGAGGCATTATCACCTTCCGACAGATTCCATCCGGCACAGTGACGGCTAACTATACATATTACTGGAAAGTGATATTGGCAGATGACGGACTGACCATCAGCAAGAGATTTGACAATATCAATACCGCAGAAATCAAGCTGGAGGTAGCACGATGAAGGATGTTGGCACAGGCTTAGAAAATTACCTGAATACGGAAAAGCATATGACAAGCTGCGACCTGTTCGAGCTGCGGCTGCCGGGTGGCAGTGTATATTATTACACTGATGCAGATAAGGATATCCTGTATGATGGCCATAACTACCGACATGACGTGCTGCTAATCAAACGCCAGCAGGTCAAGGTTAATGACAGCGTAGTTGTCGACACACTGAGTGTAAACATCAAGGCTGATAAGACTGCTAAAATCGGCAACACGCCGCTGCTGAAGGCTGCACATGACGGCACACTGGATATGAGCAAGCTGCATTTACGCAGATGCTTTTTCCGTGATGCCGTAGTTATCGGTGCTATTGGTTTGTTTGGCGGCAAAGTGGAAGTTAAGTCGTGCGGCGGTTTAGGTTTGGACCTTACAGTGAAGGCTGTTACGCAAGGCCTTAGCCAGGAATTCCCGGTGCGCAAATACTATCCGCAGGGCACATATTCAACAAAAGGCGGAACGATAACGGCCAGCACGGACAGTACAGCGGGCTGCCTGATTGCACCATATGTTCCATTGAAAGAGGTGCTGATGTAATGAATGAGGGACAGAAAATAGCCGAAGCTGCTTTGAGCTGGCTGGGTACGCCACATGTCAACGGAGCAAAGAGCAGAGGCCACGGAATTGACTGCGGTATGCTTTTGATAGCGTCAACGGAGGATGCAGGCTGCATTGCGAAGGACTCTGTAAATGTGGCACCATACAGCAACGAATGGCATCTGCATCACAGTGATGAATGGTTCCTGCATTATGTGCAGACCTATTGCCGTGAGGTCAAGACGATGGAGACAGGAGATTTCCTGCTGTATCAGTTTGGCCGCTGCATTTCTCATGGCGGTGTATATGTTGGTAACGGCATGGTTTGTCATGCTGTTGTAGAACAGGGAGTTATCCTCAGCAGCGTTGATGATGTAATGTTTCTGGATGCTAAAGGCAGAAGCAGGCTGCGTGGTATATATAGGTTTGGAGGTGAGTAAATGGGCTTATTTAAGACGGCAAACATCGTCAGCAGGGCGGATAAAATCAGCAATTTTACCGTCAGCACGGCTGAGTATGGCAGCGCTGTAATGGAGTTGCTGGGAACAACGCGTATCAGCGGTAACGTTATTTATTATGATGACTTTACGGCCCATGAGCACCGGGAAACCCAGCGTTCCGGCAAGGGCGGCGGTGTAAAATCTACTACAATAACCTATACATATACGGCTGCTGTCATTATGGGACTTTGCGAAGGTCCCATTAAAGGCATCGGCCGTGTATGGATTGATAAGGAGCTGTATCAGTATCCGTCCGAGAAAATTGGCATGACACTGTACAGCGGTACCGCTGATCAGCAGGCATGGCCTTACGTTGTCGGTAAACATCCGGAAAAGGCTCTGCCTTATACCGGGCTTGCTTATATGGCCGGTGTTATCGACCTTGGCAACAATGCCAGCCTGCCTAATTTTAACTTTGAAGTTCAGGGCAAGCTGCTAGATACCGGTGATGGCGTTGATGTTAACCCTGCTGATTACATCAGATACATTCTGGACAAGGTTGGGCTGCAGGAAGTTGAGATTGTCGGTTTGGAGAATTACCGGAAGTATTGCCGTGAGTCGGATTTCATTATTTCAACACCTGCAGACTACACCAGCGCAAAGACAGCCCGGGATATTGTCAATGAGATTGCGAGCCTGACAAATGCATACATGTTCTGGAGCAATGATAGGTTTAAAATCGTGCCTAGGGCTGATCGTCCTGTAGGCGAGTGGCAGCCTGATAAACAGATTGTCTATAACCTTACTGCGGACGATTTCCTTGAACAAAGCAACGGAGCATGCGTAACCTATTCACGCAAAGACAGCAGCGAGCTGTACAACCGCTTTACCGTGGAGTTTTACAATCGCGAAAATGCTTACGAAAAGGAAAGCGTCAGCTATGAGGACAGCGAAAATATTGCTGATTATGGCTTGCGGCAGGCAAGTACAACGGCTGCTCATTATATCTACACTAAAAAACGCGCGGTCAAGCTGGCAGAAGAGCTGGCAAGGCGCAACAAATATGAACGCAATAAATATACCTTCAAATTAGACTGGTCCTTCTGCCGGCTTGAACCGGGTGACCTAGTGACGTTGACTGATGCTAATATTGGCCTTGATAAGCAGGTAGCAATGATTGACGGCATCACAGAGGATGCGCATGGTATCCTGAGCGTTACTGCTATCAGCAGAGCTGCAGGCGATTACTCCGAAGCTCTGTATGATGTGCATGAGGTTGACAGGCCTTATGTAGATTTCAACGCTGAGCCGGGGGATACGGATACACCGCTGATATTCCAGCCTCCTAGTGATTTGACTTCTAACGGTAACGAAATCTGGATAGCAGCCAAAGGCAAGAAGGATGCCTGGGGCGGCTGCACAGTATTTGTCAGCGACAATAATACCAATTATAGGAAGGTAGGTACTATAACCAACAATGCGCGCTTAGGTACGTTGTCCAAGAACATGCTGGTTAGTGATACAACCTGCGAGGTCAAGATTAACGGTATGCTGCTCAGCGGTACCGCGCAGGATGCAGAACGTGGCAATACGTTATGCTGGGTAGATGGTGAATGCATCAGCTACACCACGGCTACAATGCTCAGCAACGGCAATTACCGCCTTGACGGCTGCAGGCGCGGGCAATATAACACTACTGCTACAGCGCATAACAGCGGAGCACGTCTGGTACGCTGCGATGAGGCGCTGCTGAAAACAGAGGTCCGGAAAGAGGACGTAGGCAAAAAGATATGGCTGAAGTTTTGCTCCTACAATATCTTCAGTACAGGGGAACAGAGCCTTGCTGATGTGCAGGCCTATGAGTATACCATTAACGCTTACTATATCCCTCCGGTGCAGAACCTGACGGCCTATAATCGTTACCGCCAGCTTGCTGACGGTGTGGCTCGTTATGACATTGTTGTCAACTGGACTCCGCCTAATATGGCTACATATCTGGAAGGCCAGCTCTGGTATAAGACCAACAATGAGCAGGCAGAAAGAATGGTTATGGCTGAGGGCGTGCCGGCAGATGAGATGGGCTGGCAGGGTGGATGGCTGTATGGCGGTGCCGGCAAGGACCAATGCGTTATACCTCAGGCCATTGTTGGCGATACCTATCGGCTGGCTGTATGCACTAAGGATGAATACGGTATGGCTACCAGCCCTGATATGTCGCCTCAGATTGATATTACGGTAGCGGTGAAGACTACAACGCCGAACACTCCGGATGATTTCAACATCAGCTTTAATGATGTAGCAGTAGTTACATGGAAAGAGGTTACAAACTCCGACATAGCTTTCTACGAGGTGCGACGCGACAATTACCCCGGTGTTGAGGATATAAACCTGCTAGCGCGTACCAACGGCCTCAGCGCGTCGCTGGCGCTGTCAGAGCGTACAGGAACGCTGTATCTGTATGCTAAAAGCGCCATAGGTAAATACAGCGCTCCTGCAGATTTGAAATACTACAAAGCAGAACCGCCGAGACCGGAACCTCCGGTGCTCAGTCCTAAAGTAGGCGGTATGGGCATCAAATGCAAGGCTGTACCCAGTGACTGCATCGGCGTGCGCTATTACATCAATGATGATAGCGTGTACAGCAAAAACAATACCCTGTCATATAGCTGTGAAGCAGGCGTGTATGATGTAACCTGCGCTTATGTGGATATGTTTGGCGATGGTCCGACATCCGGGCAGTCGACCTGTACCGTAAAGACTGTTATTGATGAAAGTATGATTGCCGATGAAGCCATCAGCTCTGCCAAGCTGGATAAGATTGTGCAGACAAATATCAGTAATGCTACGGCCAACGCAAACACTGCGTTACAAAATAGTAATAACGCTTTAGTTAATGCCAATGCAGCATTGAGTAATAGCAATATTACGGCTGATAAGTTAAAAAAAGATTATAGTACAACCACGCAGACGGAAACACTTATTGCTACACGTGTTGCTAACAGTTTGGGTAATTA